TTCGGTCTTCTCGTCGAGCGCCTTGGTCAGTTCCGCGCGCAGCAAATCGATCTCATCGGGTTCCAGCTTGAACTTCTCATGACCAAGTCCCTGCATCGTTTTTTCGAAGAGACCGGACGCCACCTCACCGGGCAAGGGCTTCCTCATTGAAGTCCCCCTTTCGACGTTCCCATAATCGATTCCTGGCGTGTGCGAACCGCCGTGTCCTGCCTCTCCAGATCCGCTAGCGTGTAATTTAAACTCATGTCCGCGGTCGAGTGGCCCGCCATCTTCATCGCCTGCCCGACGCCGAGGATACCGGAGATTGAAGTCACCGCTTCGCGGCGTAGCGCATGGAACCCGAACCCCTCCCAGTAGAAGCCGAGTTTCTCCGCCGCCGGGCGCAGGAAATGCTGATGCAGGTCCCGGTCGTCCCGGCAGATGCCGATCTCTTTCCCCCACTTCGGGTGCGTCTCGATCTGGAAAACGAACCGTTCGGGGTCGCCCTGGCATAACCGCTTCAAATCGCCGGCCAGGTGTCCCATGGGAAGGTCCCGGATGGCGGCGTCGTTTTTCGGCTGGTCGAGATCGCCGCGCCAGTATCGCTCGCGGACTTCGATCAACCCGGCTTTAAAATTCAGGCTCTTCTCTTTCAGCGCCATCGCCTCGCTGATACGCAGCGTGCAGAAAAGGCAAACACAGCAGGCGATCCGCAGGTCATAAGGCAGCATCGCCAGCAATAACCGGGTCTGTTCATCGGTCAACTTGCGCTTCTCCCGCTTCGCCTTCTTGCGGCCCGCGGTCACCACCTCGATGGGATTCTCGCCCTCCCACAGGCCCCAGACCTTGGCCTGCGTAAACATGGACGAGAGGATGTTGCGGATGTCATTGCAGGTGGCCCAGGACAACTTCCCGATGGGCACCTTTTTGCTGTCCAGCCATCTCTGCACGAAGAGCGGATCGGCCAGGTCGCAGAGCAGCAGCTCCCCGAAAGCGGGCTGAATGTGATTCTTGATGTGCGAGCGGTACTTGCCCTGCGTGCTCGCCGATTGTTTAGAAACGTGCATCAGGTTGTACTGCTCCAGGAGGCGCGAGACGCGCACCTGGGAAATCGCGATCTGATCGACACGATTGATTTGTTCCATGGCTTCCCGCACCGCAGCGCGCGCCTCCCGCTTGCCGTGAAAAGTCCCCGGCAGGTTTACGGTCTTCTTGGAACGAACCGGCCTGCCGTCGAGGATCACGTCCACGCGAGCGATAAAAAACCAGGTGCCGTCCGAACGCTGCTGCGGCGTTGGGTCCTGGTGTCGTTGTCTCGGCAATTTTTCTCCTTGGCCGCCCAGTAGGCGGTTCAGGAGTAAGGATATCGAATTTCGCGACATTCTAAAAATTCCGTAGGTTTCACATATTTCGCAGAAATTGCAAAAAACAGCAGGCCTGCCTTCTCACCCTTGCGCCCGCTGCCCTTGATCTACTCCGCAATCACTGGTCATTGGCTTTCGAGGCAAGTGTCCGGTTTCGTATATCTCTTTTTCGGCGGCATAGCGGGCCAGAATCGCTTCTTCCTTGGTGTCGAAAGAGCCAATGATTACCTGTTTACCGTGATGCCGAATTTTAGCTCTCCATTTTTTTCGCACCTTCTCAAAACTCACGCCACGGATACCGGAGACACCCGGCGGCGGACCATACATCCCTGGACCGAGCCGCCCTAGCACCAGGCCAAACCCAGCCGCGACCATACTCGCTCGCACCGACCCAAAGTGTTTTTTGAATACACTGCGCGCCGGCAATGCCCCCATCCCGAATTCGGAGTAACGCGGCAGGAAGCCGCGCTGTACGTAGAAATCGCGGATAGCTTCCAACAGATAATTTTTGACCTGCTCAGCATTGGCACTCGGTGAAACCAAGTTGAGCTTGGCACCCAACTCCTCGATAGAGGTCACGTTAAAAGCATAAAAGACACTCTTTTTGTGGATGCCCACTTTTCGCAGTTCCGCCCAGGTAGGCATTTGACCATCGTGCATCAGCTCTTTGATTCTGGAAACCAATTGAGCATGGCAGGTGCCGCGCTGATTACGCAGTTCGTACTTGAGAGAATTTAGATCTGGACCACCACGCCGGCCACGTTTACGATCAGGCTTACGCCGCTCGGCCTTGGCTGGATCTCGACCACCAGTGGGGCGAATGCGCGCCACCCGATACATTTCCGAAATTTGATGATTTACCAGCGGCGTAATTCTGCGCAGGCCATGCGTCACACGATAAACGCCAGCCGACATCTCGTGCTCGTTCCTCGCGTGCCATGCCAAATTAGGCACAAACTGACCACATTCATGGCACTGCAATAAGTCTTCATCTGGTTGGTAGGTTAGACAGCCCAACGCTCCGTAGCCTGACTTTACGAACGGCGCCTTTTCATGTCCTGGATAAACCACGCCGCGAATACTGACCCACTCTGGGACCTCGGCAACGGCCTCATCCCCGGATTGTCTCGGCGGAATCGGGTAGCAGGAAGCGACGATGGCCAGATCTGCCGAATGCCGATTCCCCCACTCCTTCAAGCCATGACGATCAACATCCAAGATGCGGCGAAGATCCTTGATGTATTCCCTGATGGTGTCCTTCTTTAAACCCAGCGTATCGGCAATTTGTTGATTCGTTTTCCCCTGACAGAGCAGATGGACCACCTGCTTCTCACGGTAGGAAAGCACAATGGAATCGGCTTGAGAGTTTACTAGTAACGATGCTGCACCCATTTCCCCCTCCTTCCTCCCACGATCAGCCCACGTCCTTCTTGGCCTGTTGCGAACCAGGCCCCGTCTCCATCACCGCCGGCTTCTTCTCTACCGGCGCGGCCTCGATCTGGTAATCCGCAATCGGTGTCAGGTCCCAGGACATCAACGTGAGCCGCTTTCCATAGCCGAAATCCTTCAACATGTGTTCCCGTAAAAAGCGATCTCGCGACACGCATCCGTAAATAGCAATCACGCCAGGTTCCCCGGGCCACTCCATACAAACCACCATCAAGTCGGTGTAGAAATCTTCCACGCGGTTCAACTTCAGAACCGGCGGATGATGTGTCGGCGTCTGGACCCGCATCGTGATTCCATTCACGGTGAAGTGAGGATTTTTATTGCCGCCCACGCAGATCGACCAGTCCATGGGGACTCCCAGGTACTTGGACACGGCGTATTGCCCCATGACTTCGAGGTAATGCAGCTCCAGGTCGGTCAGGGTGCCGGAAATTTTGTTGGTTTGAATTCCTTTGAGATCCTTAATCGCCTGGCGCCCGCCAGCGTTGAGATCAATCTCCGCTTGCTCTTCCGGGGTAAGCTTCACTATCTCTCCCATCGTCGAATCCTCCTCTCCCTTACTCCGCCGGCAGCATCTTCTGAAACACCGGCAAACGTGCATACAAATCCTTGATCGCCTGGGGCCCGTCCTGCTGCGCCGCTTCAAACAGCAGCGGGAACCCGCTGTCCACGCTCGCCTGCACCTCGGCGCGCGTCGCCGTCCGGCCTTCGCGAAACCACTCGACGTGCTCCAGCTCGTCGAGCCCCATGCGGATCAGCGGCTTGCCCTGGCCGTCGTCGAACACCTTGTAGCCGCGCATGGTCGCGACCGCGGTCACGCCCGGGTTGCGTTGGATCGCCAGGCCGGCCCCAGGCTCCATCGCTGCCGGCAGATCGTTCTCGCGACGGACCATCTGCGGCTTGCTCAGGAAGGGACAGTTGCGCGCGCTCCAGGTGGCGCAGACCCAGTGGCTGGGCGGCTCGGCGTTGGTGCCCGAAATCAGACACATGGGTCCGGTAACGAAGGTTTTATAGGTGCCCAGCGGCTGGCCGCAGACCCAGCACAACTTCGCTTTCACCGCCAGGACCAGCTTGCGAGCGTCCATGCAGCGGAACTCGGGCTGGCCGTTGACCATCGGCACGAACCAGGGCACCGGGTAGCCGCGGGCGTCGATGCCCAGGTCCTTCATCCGGTCCGGCAGGGGCGTCAGCCCCGAACGCATTTGATAGACGACGACCTCACTCATTTCCGTTTCCTTTCCTGCTTCCTGGCCTTGATCCGCTCCAGCTCCTCATGACGGACCTTCTTGCGATACACGCGCAGCGTCTCGGCGTAGCGCGCGAAATCCACGCCCCATCCGTCCCGCCGCACCGAGTCCTCCCGGCAGATCGCGCAGGTACATTCCGGATCATGCATCGTTCACACGATCATCACCGCCAGGACCCAGAACGCCAGGCCCAGGCCCAACAGGTTCAGCCGCGGCGCCACCACGTTCAGCGCCGTCAGCAGGAAGCACAAAAACGCCGCGATCAATAAAGCCAGGTGAATCGTAATCATGTCGGAACTCCCTCGCCGCGCCGCCGCTCGGCAGCGCGCTTTTGCACACGGTGAAAGTTGTTGAGGCACTCCGTACAGACGCCGTCAGACAGAACGTCGATCCGCACCGGCACGCGCCGCTTCTTGGGCTCGGTCGCGGGCGCGCCGCAATAGGCCAGCCCGCGGTCTACCTTCAGGACCAGGTGGCGCAGCCGCGTCCTCCCACGCGACAGCTCCACATCGGCGAACGCCGTACTCACCCAGAGATCGCGCTCGCGCTCCAGCATGATGCCCAGATAACGCTTGTTGAGGCACTGTTCACACGCAGTACCAAGAGCGAGTTTCTTTAGCCAGGCGCCGCACTCGGGACAGACGAGCGGCGTTTCCTGTGCTCCGCCAGGTGCCGGCTCCATGGGTCCGCCTCCGTCATGAGTCCACCGCGATCAGGTCCTTATGTATGCGCTCCAGCGCGGTCAGGTGATCGGCGAAGGCGCGATGGCCAGCCACGCCCAAGGCCCACTCCAGCGCATACAATGCGCCCGCCTCAAATTCGAGCGTCGGCGACACCGTGGTGACCGCGTCGCTGTGCCCGCTTAAGAAGTCCCGCGCCGCGCCCACCAGCATACGGGCGCGTAGCATCTCTTCGATGGTTGCCGCCATAACTACCCCCTGCGCGACTTGGTTTTGGGCTTTGGTTTGCCGAGCTTCCCATTCTTGCTGGTCTCTCGCTTTGGCGCCATGCGCGCTACCGGAGGCGGGGACAGCTTAGCCGTTGGCAAGGCTTCGCACTGCCGTTGATGGTCATTCAGCATGCGCTGGATGATATCCTCGGGAATTCCCATCTGCCGGCAGCGGGTAACCGCGTAGTCGATAGGGATCGAGATCTGGTCTCGCTGCCTGCCACGCGGAGTACGAATGACCTGCGGGTCGTTTTCGAACCACTTGCGAACGGTAACTACGTTCCTACTGACGTACGGGGCGAACTTATTCGCGGTGATGCTGCGCGCAGCCAGCGTGAGAGACTGAGGTGCCATAGAGACACGCCTCCGGTTGATGGTGCGTTGATGTTGTATTGGGGAGGGCCGGTTCCAGCCGGTCCGCGCTTGGCTCGTCCGTAGGAGCTAGCCTGCCAGGAAAGGCAGAGGCAAGTGTTCTGCGGTTGGCGCCGTGACGCTGGGCCTCAATATTTCTATTACGTTCGAAAGAATTTGCTTTCCCAGTATTAATGAGGTGACGGATTCAGTCAAGGACTATCGGAAGTAGGAGATCTCTGGATCGTACGAATCGTACCGATTTGTAAAGGGGGTCAATTCCTTTAAAACGTTAAATTTGAGGGTAATTGTGAGGGCCTAGGATTTGTCTGATTGTGGATTTCTCGGGCAGGCAATGGCCTAAACCCACCTCCCCCGATAGCTTACGGGAATACTACTGGAAAGCACGGTCTGTGGAAGCTGTGGAAAACCGAGGAAAATCCCTACTCGCCGGTGTCAGGCGCCTGTGGAAAAGGTTCCGGCGCCGGCTGCAGAGTCGCCTCCTGGGCGCGGTCGGTGGCGCTCTCCTGGGTCTTGTGGGCGCGGTCATTGGCGCTCTCTTGCATGTCTACCAGGTGCTTCAACGCGCCCTGCCGCTCCTTACTCGCCAGTGTACTGTGGTCGAATTGATGATCTAACACGGCCTGCCGTTCGGTAGAAGCGATCCCGGCGTGAGATACGCCCGCTGTGATAGTCGTCCGCTGTAGTTCGCCGGAGATCTCGGCCTGCGTGCGCCGCTCCGCGGACTCCAATTTGGCTTGGTCGCTTTGGCTCTTCTGAGCCAGCTTCGCCTGATCAAGCTGTAACTTGGCCTGGTCGGTCTGCGCCTTTTGCTGGATACCCTGCTGCTTGATCTGCAGTTCTTGCTGTTGCAGTTGTAACATCGGGTCCTGCTGCGTCTGCTGCGCCTGCTTAGCCTGAGCCTGCGCCTGATTTTGCTGCAGCAGTTTCTGCGCGGCCTGAGCCTCGACGCCACTGAGTTGCTCTTCGACCTCGGCGGGCAGCTTGGTGCTCGACGCCGGCAACGGCACGCCCATCTGCAGTTCGATGTCTTTGCGGTACTGGTGGGCCATGTGCTCGGCGATGTGCGCCTGGGCGGCGCTCATGATACTCGGCATCAGCGGCGTCTGGCCCAGGCCCTGCTGAATTTTCGGGTCCTGCAGGAACAGTTGATGTACCGTCAGGTGCGCCTCGTGGTCCTGCCACTCGTAGGCCTTGACCGGCTTCGAGGTCAGCAGCGCCATATTCTCGCTCACCGGGTCGGCGGGATCGACCTCACTCTTATCGGGCACGATCTGATCGGCGTTATCAATGCCTAAGACTTCTAACATACTCCGGTGGAGTAATGGTAAGTTATAAAGTTGCGGCGCCTGCGCACTTAGTTGCATGGCGGCCTGATACTCCATCACCCGCTGCGCCATCGTGGCGCTGGCCGGATCACTAACTGGGATGATTGACAGTTGCTGCGCGTAGTCGTCGGCCTTGGCGCTGCGCGGCGCGTTCACCGGCTCGTATTCGTAGACCTGCGACGTGTAGTCGCGGATGATCTCGGCGAGGATCGTCAGCTCCCGGCCCAGTGTGGTATGCAGCCGCGCCTGCACCGCGCTGATCACCTCGGTGGCGCGCTCGATCAGAGCCAACATCGTCCCGACCGGCGCGTTCTGGCTGGAGGTCGTAATGTCTAACTCGGCTATCGAAGCGAAGCTCTTACCCTCGCTGACTAACATCTGCAGTAACTGAAATAGGACCGCACTCGGCTCCTTATAAGGGAGCGGGTAGACACAGTCGGCGATCTTGCCGGTGGGGATATCGACATCGCGCCACTCGCCCGGCATGATCGGGTCCGAATCTCCCTTGACGCGCATGCCGCGGGTCTTGAGGCCGCCCGGCAGGTTGGCCAGGGTGCCGGCATCGACCAGCTGGCGCAGGATCGAGGTCGAGCCCTTGCCGATGCCGCCGATCAGATGGATCAACCCCAGGCCGTACGCGCCCTTCCACGGCACGTAGCGGTAGTGGCAGAAGTAGAGGATCTTGCGACGCTCCGGGTCCTTCTCGCGCCAGTTGCGGCGCAGCGCCAGCACCTGGTTGCTCACCGTCTCGATGGTGACGATGTAGGGCACCGGCTCGTCGGAGTCCCGCAATTCATCGAGCTGCAGGTCCACATGGATCTCGCGCAGGGTGAGCAGGTCGTTGGTCGAGTAGCTGGGCGACATGCCGCCCAGGCGCGTGACCTTCTCCTCGATCCGGTCGAGCGAGATCGGCGTCTCGCTCATCGGGCAGTCGCGATAGAAGCCGCGGCCCTGCAGGCGCAGCACGTCGGCGAAGGACTGCTTGAGGACGTGCGTGTAGCGCGGGCAGGTTTCGAGATTGGGGAAGCCGTAGGGTTGAATGAAATCATTAGCGGCGACGAACTGCGCCACCGGGCGCTTCAGCAGCGGATCGAAGTACACTTTGCGGAAGGCACTGCCATCGACCGGCAGCGCGAAGAGCAGCTGTTCCGTCTCGTCGCGGTACTCCGGCATCTTCTCGACGATCCAGTGGTTCAGGTCGCTGGCTACGCGCTCGGCCTGCGCCAGTTTCGCCTGGCTGGCCTCACCGATGATCTTGGCCTGCGCCGGCCCGTCGCTGGGGAACAGGCGGGTGATCGACTTCGACTGGAAGCGCACCGCGGCCTCAAGGATCATGGGATGGACCACGCCGCAGGCGCCGGCCCAGGGGATGGTGCGATCCACACTCTTAATGCCGAGCAGGTCCATGCCGTCGATTAGCGCCGCCTCCCACTCCTTGCGGCTGTTGAGATCGTCATCGACCGCCTGGCGCAGTTCGCTCGCCAGGCGCTGCAGAGTTTGATTGCTGAGTGCCTCGGCCAGGTTGGCATCGAAGGGGAGATCGCTCAAGCGGGTCTCGGTCTCGTCTCCGTAGTGAATCTCCATGCCGCCATCGGGCAGGGGCACCGCGCGGCCCTGGTCCGCCGGCGTATCGAGCACGGTCAGGCCGGCCCCGGGAGGCGGCGGCGCACCATTCGAATAGGAGACACGATCAATCATTGAAAAGAAACCAAATGATAGAGGCCGACACCTTCAGCAAGCCCACCGAGCCCACCTCCCCCGAGATTTACCCGGCGGACTTACAGAAGATCTCGACCCCCACCAACTCGTTTACGCTCCCGGCGAGCCGTAAATGCCTAAAGGATCTGATGCTCCGAAACTGTACCGCTCGCGAGCTTTGTACCTGACATTGCCGGTATCAAAATCTCCGTCGTTGTCAGTTTTGAGAGCAACGCGAACGAAATGTTTCAACCCGTTGGGAATATCGGTAATCAACCACCAGGCATCGGGATCGGTGATGTAGTGATTCACGAAATAGCCGTCAGGAATGGTGCCGTTTGTATACAAGGCGTTCACGTCGTTGTCCGCGGTGCCGGGACGATACTGCGAACGCAGCGTGCGCGTGGCCGTGAAGACCAGGCCCGCCGGGATGATCAGCTTGCGCGGCTTGCCGGCGACCAGCAGGCCGCGGTCATCCACCCAGAGCGAGATCGTAGTGGCGGCGTTTTCGAGCGCGGTCTCGTTCAAGTCCGCGGGCGTGGCCGGAGTATTGGCGTTGACCGCGCCCGCCATCACCAGCGGGTGACTCAACGAACACAGCGGCACGCCATCCCCCATGGGAAACAGCGGGTCGAAGGAATGATTCAAGACCGCCGCTCCCTTGGTCTGTTTGGTATGCGCCATGGACCGGGCCAATGCCTTGGTATAGCGCGCGCTGAGAGAATCGTACAGGTTGTCCTCGACCGCCTCCTCGGTGATCGAAAACCCCATCGCGATGGTCTCATGACTGTATCTGGCGACGTAGCTCTCCTGCGCCTCGTCGTACTGAATCGCCTCGCCTTCCGGCTTGGTGGGCGCAGCGCCGAACCCCGTGATTTTGACCTCTTCTTCGAAAGAACGCTCGGAGTTTTCGATGGCGAAAATCTCCTTGTGCTCCTCCTGGTAGCGTTTATATTCCAACCCGAACAAGGCGTTCAGGCCGGGCATCAATTCTTTGAGTAGTTGTGCTCTTGAGATAGCCATGTCTGAATCTCCTTATTACAGGCCTGCCGCCAGTCGATAACGATGGGTGCCCAAATTCCAGACAACCAACAGGTCGGTGAATGCGTCGCCCGGCGCGGAGTTCGGTGCATCGGGGAAGCCGATGATCTTCACCGCGAAGGTGGCCGTGGCCGCCGGCGCTGCCGCCGCCGCCCAGGCGCTGTCACCGGTAGCTACGCTGCCAGCGCCAGGAACCAGCGCCACGTTAAAGCCCAAGGCCGTGGCCGGAACCGAGCCGCTGGACTGGACACGCATCACCACATCCGGGTGATCGAGAATCTTGAACTTGATTTTCGTGGCCCCGCCGCTGAGCCCGTTTGCTGGGAAGAACTGCGCATTGACAAACCCGCGAACCGGGTCCTGCCATTCCGCCCCCATAAAAATGCCCACCACCGAACCGGCAACGGTTCCGGCAACGGGCGTCGCCGTAACCGGCACAATGGTCCCGTTAGGACCGAGGCCGACCGGATCGCCAAAAAAGAACCCTGTGGCCGCGTTCGCAGTCAGCGGGTAGGATCTGATAGCCCCGGCAAAGGGCGTCCCCCCGAGCAACTGCACCGGACGCAATCCATAGGGACTCGCAACTGCTGACATGCGAACCTCTCTTCCATATGGCTTAGTGCGTTTTTGTGACGCAGAAAGACACCCCAGGCGGGGGCTTCCCGCGAGTGGAGACCGCAGGTGGCGCCGACGATTACGAAGTCCGGTGCAGTCGTTACTTCGTCACGTTGGTCGGCAATTGCGCGCTTGCGCCCGAGTCGCGTCTTGCGTCTGGGCCAAAGCGGGTCCGCGATTCCACATTCCGGAACATGGTGCGCAGCCGCGGATCTTGCTCCGCCATCAGCTGCGAGTCTACGGCTTTCATTTGCTGCACGGTCTGCGTGCGGTAGTAGTCATTGCGCGCCCTGACGGCTTCCTCGGAAATTTGGCACAACAGCAGACCGCCGACTTCCACACTTTCAGGAAAGCGGCTGTCGCGGTCGGTGAGGATTTGCAGTTCGGGATAGTCGCTGGCTTTCACCGGCACATACCCTTCCCTGAGACGGCGCGATACGTTGGTAGCGTCGGACTGACCTCCAGCCGACGTGCGAATCCAGCGGAATCTCTTCCCTGGTCGAGGTGATGGATCAGGCAGTGAGTTCGAAGGCTGCCAGGCCGGCGCCCGCATTTCCTGGGCGCGTGTTTCCGATTCCCGCGGAGTGCGATCAGCCATGGTTAGCTCCTTCTTCGATAGCGATCTGGTGAGCATACTGCTCAGGGGTCAGCCCTAATGTGCGCGCCAGCCGCACCTGCGATTCAGATAACCGGATAACGCGGGTGCGGCCAGCGTTCGCGCCTCCGGTATTGGCGCGAGTGCCGCCCGCCACTGCCAGCGGACGGGATGCCGTGTTGTCTCGATCCTGTTCCTCGCGATCCTCGGCATGGCCATTCCCATTGCCGTTGGTGCGTACCGGAAAATGCTCGGCCAGTTTCTCGTCGATGGTTTTCCAGTAGAGATCGGGATGGCTGTTCGCCGTAATGCCGCGGGCCGCCAGGTGGTTGTGGACCCCCATGGCCAGCGCGGTGCGCACTTCCTCGCCCGGTTTGTTCCACCAGGGGTTGCGCCCGAACCAGGCGCGCGTGCGCTCGTCCTGCTGCGGCGGCTGCTGCTGCGGAGGAGGCTGCTGCTGGACGGTGTCGGTGCGCTCCCCCTCGTCGCTCTTGAGCAGGTTGAGGCGTTCCTTCTCGGCCACGGCGCGCGCCAGCTTCTCACCGGCATCCACGATGTGCTCGGCGTTGCCGGCCTCCAGCGCCGCCCGGTTGGCCTTGCGGGCACTGTCGATCTCCGCGTCCACGCGCGAAATCGCCTGATGCACCACCGCCTGCTCGGTGCGCGCCACGTTACGCTTTAACTGTTCGTTTTCCCGGTGCAGGCGCTGCGCGAAGTCGGTCGTAGAGGCCAGGTCGCGCTCCTTCATCTCGCGCAGCCGGCGCTCCTCGTGGAAGGCGAAACGCAGCTTCTTGATCCGGTTCTGGACCTCGCGGCCATAGCCCTGGATCTCGTCGTCGCCCACGTCGAGCGAGCGCGTATCGCCGCCCTTGAGCCGCGGCTTATCCTCCTCGGGGATGACTTCCACCTGGATGTCGTCCTCGGGCGCGTCTTTTTCCACCAGCTCCTGTTCGTTCGCCATAACCCTATACCCGTTCGATCCGCTGTGGATCGCTTACCACCGCCTCTACGGTGTCGTCGTTGATCAGACGGTATTCCTGATCATCGATCTTGAAGCGCGTGCCGGAATAGGCCCGCATCATCACTGTGTCGCCGACCCGGCACCAGGGTTCGCCGGGAAACTTCTCCGCGTCACAGTAAGCATTCTCACCCATCGCCAGCACCTCGCCCAGGATGGAGGCGGTCTCCTCCAGCGAGCGCGAGCTATCAGGCCGGTAGAGCCCGCTGCGCATCTGCGCATCGAGGCGCGGGATGCGCACCAGGACGCGATAGCCGGTAGGCCGCACGATGGCCGGTGCATCCACCGGATCGGTCTTACTTACCGGGCTCATTCGTCCTCCGCCCCAATCTGTTGCCGGATATGAGCCAGCGCCGCGAGCCCATGGCGGAGCCCGCGGATTTCGCCCACCATCCTACAATACTCCGAATAATCGGTGGGCGCGCCATTAGAAAGTCCCTGTACCACGGTCTCTAACCTCCCCTCTAACTCCTTCGTCAGCTGATACTCCAAATTGGTCAACGGTTGAGCGCCTCCAGCAGCGCCGCCCGGCCACCCTTGCGCAGCGGTTTGGCCTGCTCGTCATGGCCATACGACTGCTGCCGCACGGCCTTGCGGAAGTGGTCCAGCCGCCGCGCGCCGGCGTCGGTCGAGCCGTCGCCCAACGCCGCCACCGTGGGCGCGTCGATCACGTACTCGCCATCGCTGAGCAGCACCTTGCGCCCAGCCGGCGTCGCCGCCTCAATCTGATCGTCCTGACCCGAGCCTGGCCCATGCAGCAGCCCGCCCACCTGCATGCCCGCGGGGGCCGCCGGCGCCGCGCCGCCACTGTCGTCCTCGTCTCCGTCCGGCGGGCCGCCTTCCTCGTCCTCATCCGGCTCGGGATGAGCCTGCGACACCATCTGCTCCAGTTCGCGCAGTTCGTTCTCGCCGAACGCGGCGACGAACCGCTGCAGCGCCTTCTCGGGATCGGGATGCTGCCCGCGCAGCGCCGCCATCGCCTCGACCACGATCTCCTTCATCTGCTGATCGCGCGGCGAGAGATTATCGTCAGGCTCTTGCAGGTCCCGCGGATCGGGCCCCGCCTCCGGCTCCACGTCGCCGCCATCGGCCATTTTGGGGATCGCCAAGTGGACCGCGATGATCGGGCTCTTGCGCTTGACCGGGTAGTTGTGCGGCTTGCGCCGCAGCGGATCGGCGGTCTTGGGCAGACCGGCGAGCGAAAACTCGGGGCCGCCGGGGCCGGGAGCGCGTTCGACATTACGAATCGGGTTGAGCATTATAGATCTCCTTGCAAAACGATGCTTAAAACCTTCTCGCCCGAGGTCAGCGTCTTCAGGTAGATGGTCCCCACCGCGAGCCCGGCGGTGCTCGGCAGGTCGCCGGGGACCTGGATCGGGTCGGTCATGATGTAGCGGCCCGCGATCACCTCGCCCAGCGCCGTGGCCTGGCCCATGTAGTTGTTGATGCTGCGCGCCAGGGCGGCAATGTACTCCTGGTTGTATTGCGGCGGCGGATCGGGCAACGTTTGTCGAACCTGGCGTGCCATATTATCGTTTCCCGTCCACCTGCAAGTCGGCGCGCAAGGTACCCAGGCGCCAGCCGACTCCCAAATGATTGCTCTCGATGCGGAACGACAGCTGCCGCCCGCGCACCCGCAGGTGAGTCAACGTCGCGCCCGGCCAGACATCGAACCGGGCCGCGACTTCTTTCAGATCAAGCGCCGCGTTGCGCTTCAGAACCGAGATGCCCACGGTCTGCGTCTGGCCCGATCCGCGAAACTGAATATCGGGGAACATGCGGCTCAGAAACAGGAAGTGGTCGCCACCGCCGATATCGAGATCGCTCGACTCGATGTAAGCCGGCATCGTGGTGCCATCGGCATCGTCGCCCAGCTCATGGTAATGGAGTAAGTGGGTCTGCTTCTCCGCGGCAATCGGGTAGGCGCTGCGCCCCATATCCAGCCAGGCGGTGCGCTCCAGCCGCCCGATGCTCCAGCACTGGTCCACGTAGTTATAAATCACATAGCGGTCGATCTCGTCCGAATCCGCGCTCGGATAGAACCAGATGATCTCGCTGAACGCATGATTGTGGCCGGCATAAATCTTGTACTGCTGGATGTAATTGATGTCGTTAAAAATGTAGTCCTTGACCGCGCACGGCAGCTCCTGCACCTGGCCGCTGTACACGTAGAAAATGCCGCGGTCCATCCAGAACAGAAGATTGCCGGCGTTGATCGCGCAATTCGGGCCCAGGATGGAGAGGCCCTCGGCGACCACATCGAAACCGAACACGTAGGGGGTGCCGATATACTTCATCGACCACAGGCCTAGGTCGGTCCAGATCAGAATCTCCTGGCGGGTGCGCAGGCCGCAGATGATGTAGCTGCCGAGCGAGAGGCGCTGGCCGCCCGCGGAGTTGTCCCGGCGCGGCTCCCAGTCGTAAGCATCCTCCTCCGTAGACCAGCGGACCAGCATCGGATCGGGCGCGGTGGCGCCGACATCGTCACAGCCGAGCGCGATCAGGTGACGGTCATTCGGCGACACCAGAACCTGCGCGCCAAAACTCGGCACCTGATTGGGGGTGAACGTCACCCCGCCCACGGTCACCGCCTGGTTCAACGGCTGCGCCTGCGTCTCCAGGCCACTCGCCTGGTGCCAGTAGTAAATCGGGCCATGGCGGATATTGGACACCAGGTCCTCGCCAAAGTTGTCCATGTCCCACAGCCGGATCTGGTTGACATCGAACCCCACCGGATTCAGCAAGCGAGGATCGAAACTGCTGCCCCAGCCAACCCAGATCGAAGTCGGATCGCCGCCCAGAGCCGGCGGAAGCGGCCCGGGCAGCAGGTTGTTGCCGCCACCCCACGGCGCGATACCCCAGCCGGTACCGATGATGGCACTATCCAAGCCAGTCGGAATCTGATATTGGATCGTTGCCGTACCGCCACCGCACTGAGGAGGGCCGGCCACAAACGTCGCGCCATCACAAGCGAAGAGGAAGTTGTCCTTATCGAGGAGAGTGGTCACCTGGTGCTCGCCATTCACCATCGCCGGCGTAAACGGCCCTACGTTGGTGGTGACGTTCGACAACCGGAACCAGTCGCCGGCAGTGGTCATGCCGTGCGCCGGCGCGTTCACCTTCAGGAAGTTCGGCGGGCCGTAGGTACAGATCGCGTTGGCTGGCAACGTTTGCGTAATGCGGATCGGCGTGATGTCGTAATAGCTGTTGCCCCAGAGGATGTAGAGCTTCTCATGGGTCCCGAGCGCGATGTAACGGTCGAACTCCACGCTCGACCACTGGTGCAGCGACCGGCAAGTCCCGTGATAGGTCTCGCGGGTCAGTGCCTGCCAGCCGCCAATCTTCTCGGGAGCGCCCACGCGGAACCGCACCTTGTCCGCGTCAAACCAGCCGCCGGAGTTGGCATACTCGGTCTTTTCACGAACGATGCCGGGCCGAAACTCGATCTTCTGAATCATGGGCTACATGCGTCCGACTGCCTGCGCCGGCTGCGCCGGCACCTGGGGCAAGCTGTCCAGCAAGGGCGAAATCCACAAGCGGTCCGCCGCCGTCAGGAAGTGCGGCCACTCCTCGATCACGCGGCGCAAACGCTGCCCTTCGATATCGGAGATCTCAAATTCCTTGGGCTCCAGGCGCAGTTCGCGGTTCCAACTCGGAATCTCGATCCCCTGGTCCAGAGCGATCCGGTACTGAATCGCCTCTTTCTCCTGGTCGTTCAAAGCCAGGCGATCCTGGATGGCCCAGAGCATCCGCATCTCCGCCACGGTGGCACGTTGCGCGCCCATCAGCGCAATCAAGTTCAATCTCTGTTGGTGATCTAAAGACAAAACCATCCTCTTCTCCCCTTACATCATTTTGTTGACAACCGTTTCAACCGAGCCCTGCAACGCGGCATCAGTGATCTCCGCGCCGGCGACCTGCACCGCTGGGTCCATGACCACCGGCGGCTGGACGTTGGCGGCGGCCATGTCCGGCTGCTGAAAACACTGCTGCGCCCATTTGAGGCGCGTGTTGTGGGCGGGCACGGTGTTCGCCTCGTTCATGATGCTGTCGGCATATTTCAGACAGGCCACCTTGATGCGCCCGCGAAACTGCTGGTCGGTCATCAGCGCCGCCGATTCTTCGTAAGTCAAAGCCATAAAAGAGTCCTTTCTCTTAATTGACTGGCTGCTCTAGAACCCTCAAACGTTGCTCCAGTTGCTGAACCGCGAGAATCAGGTGAGCGGTGATCGCCATCGGATCGTAGGCCAGCAGCTCCGTCTCCTCGCTATCCCCGGGCCGCAATTTGGCACGGAACGGCGCGACCGCATCGGGTATGACCGACTGCAATTCCTGCGCGATGATCGACACCACCCGCTGCCCTTCGCGAGTATCGGCGAGGCCATTCCACTCAGCGGTGATCGGACGCAGCCGCCCAATAATCGAAAGCCCGCCGCTCAACACCTCGATATTCCGCTTCAGGCGCCTGTCGGACGATGACCCGATATTGACGGTAAATGTGTTCCCGCCGGTGCCGCCAGTCGAACCGGTGAGGACGATGTTCAGCCCGGCTTGATAATTCAGGAAGGTGAACGGACCAGCCGGCCCGCCACCATTGATCTGCACCATCATGCCGGCGATGCCGCTAGTGAGCACCGCACCGTTCACACGGAACGCGCCAGAGCAGTTCACATCACCTGCGACATCAAGCGCATAACCGGGGCTTGGCCGCTGAATCCCCACCTGCCCGGTATACAGCACGGTAATGGTTGGCTGTCCGCTGACCCAGTTCCCCGCCGACCAATACCCGATAAAGAGCTTCACCTGATCCGATTGGGGATAGATTCGGTAATGGTCCGCGCTGTTACCCGACGTGAGCGCAATACCGGTTCCCGCGACGTGGAGCGTTTCGAGTGGATTCGGAAGACCGATCCCTACTGTGCTGCCGGCAGCCGGGTTCAACAAAAGCACTCCCAAGGCAGCTGTGCTGTTCCAGGCCTGAATCACTCCCTGATACTTGCCTGTGGCCGCTTCGTTGTAGAAACCCGCCGACAGCCCGTAGGCAGGATTCATGCTGGCCTCGCTAATCCAGAATTGAGTCGCGTTGGAGAAGTTCGCGGGGTTGGCCGCAACGATCTGCAGCGGGTGGAGCGGAACAACTCCCCCGATACCAACAGTGCCAGAGCCGCCCCTGACCCGCATCCGCTCAACACCGCCCGCCTCCGAAAAGATCATGTCGCCGTTGAGGTCCGCACCCACCCAAAAAACCGGCCCTCCATTCTGATAACGGAGTCCCAGCGCATACGTCTCACTCGCAGGACTGAACGTGCTGCGCCCGCCATTAACATCGAATCTAAATTGAGGGACTGTGCCGATACCGACGTTGCCCGTCTGCTGAAACCGCACCCGCTCAACGAGTGACGTGCCATTATCAAATCCAATCGCCCAGTCATCGGTCCCGATTGGGCAGTAAATCACTGGGTCCGCCACAACCACCCCGCTAGTCGAAATCCCCGCGAAGGTGCTCGCACTCCTGCCCATGAATAACGGCGTGCTAAGCGTGCGGTTTGTCGTCCCAGTGCCAACCAGGTGTAAAAGATGACTCGGCGCACTTGTCCCAATGCCGACGTTACCTGCGTTCGTGATGCGTACTCGTTCCGCAGTGCCAACTTGAGTAATCACAAAATCGCCGCTCGACGCGGGTGTCCCGAGATCCCACGAGGCCCAACCAGCCTGAGTGAAGTTGATGCTGCAAACCACGCCAGCCGCTGACTGGACCTGCAGCAGCCGGGATGGATTGGTTAACCCGATACCGACGTTACCGCCCAACGGATTCAGTAGTAGAGAACCGCTCGCCGGACCATTATTCGTAGATTGAATGACTCCCCGGAACGTGGTTCCATCAGTATAAAAGCCCAGTGTCAACCGATAAAGCGAGTTATTGCTGACTTCGCCAATGGCGAACTGGTTCGCCGCCGCCGGAGTTGTGGCATTGCCGCTGAATGGGATTATGGTGAGCTGGTTACCGGGAGCGGTCGTTCCGATACCAACATTCCCGCCCTGCGGATTCAGCAAAAGCGGACGCACTGAGCCAGCGTTGATGGCCTCTACCACTCCGGTGTTGTTGCTAACGTCAAAACCAATCAGCAAGTTGGCATTCTGAGAAGTGGCGCCGGACAAGGACAACTGACGGGTGACATCCCGAGCTACGTGCAAGGGATAGCTGGGAGTGCTTGTGCCGATACCGACGCTGCCAGCCGCGCTGATACGCATCCGCTCAAGGGCGGCAGCAGCAACGAAGGTATAGAACAGGAGTGCGCCTGAGTCTATCGCTCCATCGCACTGCCCAACGATTTGGCAAATGCGCTTGTCGGTCCCGGGAATCGCATAATTAGCGAACGTGAACGCCCCGACATTGATGCCTATCGCCGCTCCGCTAGATGCCGCAGTAACGCGGCCAAAAGTATTGGGCGACGACCCGCCCACGACCAGATGGAGGTTCACGCCCGTATTGGGCAGAACAGACAAATCATTTCCGATGCCGACGTTGCCTGTATTTTTTAACCTAAAACCCGCCGCATCGATATCGCTGGTCCATGGCGTTTGCACGCCAGTGCTCCCCACCGCCACCGTGACATCGACACGATTGTTCCCCGGATTGTCCACCACGGTCAGGGTCACATTGGCCCCGGGAATCAGGTTCAGCTCCTGGCGCGTACCTTGCAGCGCGGCGCTTTTCGAGATCCGCAGCCGCTGCGTGCTCGAATCGTTGCCTACCGTCGCCACCGCCCACTTGATGCCGGTGATCACGGTATTATCCGCAGTCAAGACCGTACCGTTAGCGCCCACACCCAGCTTGGTCACCGCCGCCGGCGGAGGCGCCCCGCGTACGATCAGGTCACCTATGGTGTCGGTCGGATCGGCTATAGCGCCGCTAGTACCACCCGAGTTAATCGTGAGATCCACGCGGTTATGGTCGCTGATGTCCAGACCCGTGATCCCGATGTTCTCGCCCGAGATGAAATTCAGGATCGGGCGCGTGCCAGCAAGAAGACCATCCACCCAGTAGGTAGGAATCAAGCCGGCGCCCGGCGGCACAACAAGGGAGCCGGAGACCGTCAGGTTCGCCACCGTCAGGCTCGGGAAAGTGGCGCCGCCGGAACCGAAATAGTAGTACGCCGCGCCCGCATTCGGCCCCATGCGGAACCAGAGCTGCGGCGTGTTGTCCACGCCGTAACCGCCCCAGCTCGTCGAGTCCGAATACATCACCATCGAGGCATCGCTGCGCGCCGCCTCCGTCCCCGCAGCATTGGGATGCTGGTAGGGGTCCATGCGCAACTCCCGGCAAGTCACGCCGTTCGGATTCAGATAGAGGAAAGCGCCGCCCGTGCGCAGCCAGAGGCTGCCATCCGTCGCCATGCCGATCCCGGCCCAGTCCATGCCGTCATGCGGCAACGAAATCGTCTCCGCTCCCTTCAGCGGACTCGACGACGAACCCGGCATAGTGGCCGTAGGCGGGTCGGCGATGGTATCGAGATCGAGGTGACCGCCCACCAGGCGATCCGCCTGCATCCGCATCCGGTCGGTGCCCGCGATGCGCAGGGCCACGATGTCACCGCCAAAATTGAGCGCGTGCGCCGCACCCGAGCCGATGTTGACCAGCTCGCCGCGAATCGCGGTATAGACCGTGTGCTGCGTAAACAGCAGACTCTGACTGATAGTCGCCGTATTTTGAAACGTCTTCGCGCCGCCGATGGTCTGCGCCGCCGTGGTCACCACACCGCGTGCCGCCGGACCGGCATCGGGGATATGGATCGTCGCATAGTTGCCGACCGAAACCGGCGACCCGACCACGTTGACATCGCTGCCCAGGCCCCCGATATTGATGCCAATCCAATTCGGGTTCAGGTTGAAGGTGCTCGGATAGCCAGGCACCCAGCGCACGCCATCCCACATCAGAAACATGCCCGGCTGCGCGTTCATGCTGGTCAGCTGGGTCGGCGAAATCAGGATGCTGGGTGTCGGCGGGAACGAGACCCGCACCTGCCCCAGGTTGACCATGGGTAGATTCGGAACGACCCACTGCTCAACGTAGACCACGCCGTTTTCCAGCTCGTACTTGGCGCTGTAATAGCTGCCCGAAGGCAAGGCGCCGGCATTCGGATAGACCGTCACTAAGACGGCTCCATCGACGATGTCATAGACCAGCTCGCCGCCGGTCACGTTGGCATTGCCAATGGTGAACGGGCGCCAGAAGACCGCCAGGCGGCCATTGGCCTTGGACCCATCCGCGTAAGTAAGAACATCCTCAATCGTGGTCATGTCGGATTAGTAGTAATGAACCAATTCGCCGGACCGACACCGCTGGTCAAATCGAGATAGGCATACACCGCCGAACCAGAGCCCGTGTTGAACTGAATCACCAGCCTTTGGGGATTGGGTGCGCTGCGAAAGTAAAAACGGCATACACTTGCCGGTCCGACGCTGCCAAAACCAACCGCAGCTTCGAGCGCAATCGAAGGATTCGGCAGGGTACTGGTCGGAAACGAATCCGGCCCCAGGTGCAGCGTGCTTAACGGATGCCCGGCGACGGTGCCGTTGATATCCAGGCGCTTGTTCGCGTCCAACTTGAGGAAACCACCAGCCGGAGGTACGATGCTGCCAATAGTGCCGTCATTATCCACCCAGGCCACCAGGCCGCTGGTCCCATACCAGCTCTGCAGCTTGCCAGATTGTCCCGCCGGCGCACGCACCGACAAAATATCCAGGGTGGGCGCGGTGCCAACCACGGTCAAGGCATTCGGGTAATCGCCATTGGTGCCGATGGTGGTGCGCCCGACGCGCGAGCAATAAATCGGGAAGCTCAGCGCCGCGCCGTTGTCGGCAAATCCCACCAAGGAAAAACTGGCACCCGTATTGGAGCCACCCTCCGCATCGCTATTCAGGCGCAATGACCAACGCAGCACCGAGCTAGTCGCGTAGACGATCTCGCGAATATTGTTGGCGGCGGCATCGAGCATAATCTTGCCCGGCGTGCCGACCGTAATCCCGTAACCGGTTGCCGGACTGCGTCCAACACTTAGCCCCGCCGCGGGCGTGTATTGAAAGTTCGCACTCTGGGCCAATTTAGAAGCCGCATCCGTATACAAGACCTCGCTGGGCGCGGCGCCCGAGATCCCAGAACCGATGCCCACCGTTACCGGCGCGGCCCAGGCGGGACCCGCACCACCCACAGTCAAAATCTGACCAGGGGTGCCGTTCGCCAGCCGCGCCATCGGACCGGCAGCGGAACGATAGTACATGTCGTAAGGCGCATCGTTGGTCAAATTGAGCGTGAGGCTGGGCGAGATGGTCACCCCGCCCGTAAAGGCCATCGCCACCGGGACCGTCTGCGCGCTGGCAAAGCTGATCTGGCCGCCCGCCGCAATCACCAGGCTGCTCAATACCAGAAGCGAATTCACTTGGAAGTCGCTAAGTACCCCGGAAACACTTGCAGGGCTACCCAAACCATCTGCATAGATCACCGCGCTCTGATTGGCACGCAGAGTAAAAGAGCTACCGGTGCCTTGCACAAAACGCAGCGAAAAACCGCCGGTAGTGTGATTAACGGCGAAATAGACCTTCTGGGCGGTGTTGGGCTTGATATTGATGGTGACATCGCTGGTCAGCGCCCCGGTAAAGATCACCACCTTATTGCGGCCCTCGCTCACACCGGTCCCGGTAACCAGGTCATAACCGGAAGCAGAGAGGCGGATCGTAATGTTGCCATCGATCCCGGTATCGAGATAGTCGAAATTATTGTTGGCGGTGGTGCCCCACACGCCGGCCTGCTCACCCGTCGCCGGCTTCTCAATACTCAGGTTGTTCGTCCAGGTAGATGGCATAACTTAAAACTTTCCGCTGCCCAGGCCCGGCAGGTTGGTGGTCTTCCAGGGATGCGGCACTGCCCCTTTCAAGGTCCGCCAGAGACGCACCGAGGGACGGGGCTCGCTCCAGGTGCTCGACACCTGTACCGTACCCAGCGCGCAAATCAGCTGGTACATCATCACTCTCGCCAGGACCGAGACCGGAGGTGCCGTAGGAGAAGCCATAGTCAGTAAATCCGGATCAGCGCCGTGTTCGCGCCCGGCGGCGGCAGCTGCACATGAAACGGGCCATGATTGCTCGTATAGTCCACCCCGAAATTAACTACCGCGACCGCCCGCTGCTGCGCACTCTGGTTGTAGATCAAGGCCCCGCGCGCGGTGATCACCGAGTTATCCCAGACGGGATCGTCAAAGGTAGCAAAGCCGATGCGCGCTGCCGGGTCCATCAATACCTGCGGGTTCACCAGCAACATGCCGCCGGCCACGTAGCCGATACCCTCGACCTCATCCGCCACGGTGTAGACCGTGCTATCCGCGGAGAGGTCCGATGCCGAAGTATAGAGCGCGAGATAGAACTGATCCGTCAGGAAATTATGTATTCCCTCCAGCAGCTCCTTCTTGAATGAAGAACAGATCGTGCTCGCTGAGATCATGCCGGCACCCTCACATCAGGCTGCTGATAGGTGTCCTTCTTGGCCCGGCCCTTGGCATACTGCTCGTCCATAGCCAGGTCCTTATCGAAGGCCTGATTACAGCGAACGAAGAGATTGTCCTCGGTCTTCATGTAGAGGCAGGCCTCGACCAGGCTCCCGCTAACCAGCGCGTGTGCGAAGTGATCGCCCAGCCAGGTGCTGCCCGAATCGATAATCGACGGCGGCTGGAAGAAGTAGCCCATGTCAATCACATAATCCGCATCGGCTTTGGGCGCGACCAGCAGCGATTTTTCATTCAGCATCGAGTAGAACCGCGGCAGGCCGGTATCGCCTGCCGGGTAGCACTCGCGCAGAAACTCCGGGTCCTTATTGAGCAGGATCGCCCGGCGCGGATTGATCAGGGCCACCTCGGTGACCGCCAGATAGTCCGGCGCCAGGAAGTCGCTGGGCGAGGCGATCAGGTTCTCACCCAGCGGCAGCGAGCCCTGCGCGTCCTTGCGGAAGTTGGGCAGGCGCACGCGCAGCAGAATCCGCGACTCGGCGAGGCGGATGAAGGTATCGACGTTATCGACGAACGACGCCTCGAAATCCTCGCTGTACTCCTGAATCGCGGCTCTGAGCTGCACGTAGTCCATTTAGTAAATCCCGCTAAAGCCCTTTCCCTTGGTGGCCACGCCGCAGCCGCGCACGCTGCCGCCCTTGGCCATGCGCTTTGCCGGCTTCTTGTTGGTATTCGGAAAGCCACGCCGCAGTTTAGCGACGCCGCCCGCGGCCATCTTGTCTTCGCACTTGCCGCCCTTGTTCATCCCCGGCGGGGGAGCCGCGGGAGGCGGAGCCGGCGCAGGAGGCGGAGGAGCGGCAGCTGCCGCAATCGGCGGCGGAGCCGTCCCCATGTCCTCGTCGGTCACCATCGGCACCGGCAGCTTCTTTTCGGGCTTGCCCTTCTTGTCCTTGCCGAACGGAGCGCGCCGCTTGACCGAGCCGCCCTTGGCCTTCTTCTCGACCACCGGCGGCAGATCCTCGGCGGGCTTGCCGACATCGCCCCAGACACGTTCGCGCGTGGCCTTCACCCGCGGGCTGTCGCCCTCGGTATCCTGCACCGCGCCGCCCTTGGCCATGCCCGTCTGCGCGCGTTGCATCAAAGCCGCCTGCATCGCCTGCTGCTGCGCCTGCTGCTGCGCCTGCTGCTGCGCCTGCGCCTGCGCCAATTGCCCCTGTTGAGACAATTGTTGAGACAATCCGCCAAGCTGCGATGCCGCAGGCGGACCGCCAGGAGGCGGACCAGGAGGCGGACCAGGAGGCGGACCAGGAGGCGGACCAGGAGGCGGACCAGGAGGCATCGCGCCAGGAGGCAGCGGCCCCATCGTGCCGCCACCAGGCGGCGGACCCGGAGGTGGACCACCCGGCATACCCGGAGGCCGCCCCATCGGCGGCGGACCGCCAGGCGGCGGTCCCGGAGGCGGACCCATCGGGGGAGGACCGCCCATGGGCGGACCTGGAGGCGGCCCCGGAGGCGGACCCGGAGGCGGACCCGGCGGCGGACCACCAGGAGGCATCATCGGACCTATCGCGCCGCCCGGCGGCGGACCGGGAGGCGGCCCCGGAGGCATACCGCCCGGCATGCTCGGCGCACCCGGCCCCATCTGCCCCATCTGAGCAGCGCGCATCGCCTGCAACGCCGCCGGGTTGGGCGCCATTCCTTGGTTCGCCATGGAACCGCCAGGCGCGGGCGGCGGCGCATTCATCCAAGCCGGAACATTCGGCCCGCCAGCGGGCGCGCCCGTCAAAGAACCAATCGCCCCACCAGCGGGAGCGGAAGTTGGCGTACCGGGCCGCATGGGCCGCGCACGCCGCTGTTGATTCGCACCTGATGGACCCACTTCTCCTCCTTTGGCGAAAAAATCTCCAAAATCGCCAGCCATGTCCGGCCCAAAGTCCGGCGCCAGGCTCGATAGGTCCACACCTTCGAGCGCGTCGCCACCGAAGCTGCCTGCATCACCAGCGATGTCGCTCGCGTCCTGGGGATACGGAGTATCGCCACTGGTACCACGCCGCCGTATCAGCCCCGCCGGCGAGGCCACCTGGCCCTGATCGGCACTGGTCATCGCGTCGGTTGACCCCGGTTTGCGGTTCTTCAAGTACTTGCCGAACGCACCTCCCGCTAAAGCCGCCAGCCCACCATAGGGCGACTGCCCCGCGGGCCCGGCGGACTGCTGCGCCTTCAACGCGCTCTCAGCGATTCCCTTCCAGTCGATAGACTTGGGCGCGTCCGGTGAATTGGACTCACTAGCGCGTGAACCGCCGCCGGTAGGAATCGGCTTCACGTACGGAGCCTGCGCCGTATCCGCGGGAGCGGCAACCGGCGTAGCCTCGCGCGACGCCGATCCACGCGCCTGTACCGTAGGCCCCGCCGGCATCGGCGGCGCCGACGACGGCGACATCGGTGCCGACGACGGCACACGCGACGGCATCGGCAACGGCGCCGCATCCTCTGCCGAGTTCACACCGCGCGTATAGCTGGGCATGGGATCGAAGCCATACTGCCGCATGCGATCCTCGCGCTCCTGCTCGGGTAGAGGCGTCTCCCAACCGAGATCCGAACCAGGCATGTAGCCCGGCATGCGACCGCCCACAGCGCGCTTGACCGGCTTCTGGCTCCCGTGAAAGGCCTTCATCGCCGCCGCAGCGCGCGCATCGTCATGCGCCTTCTGCACGCGATCCGCGGAAGTGTTCATCATCTCGCCTAAGACGGAAGGCTTACGCTCATCCCAACGTGTGGCATCATCGCTGGCACGATTCACCGTAGCCGGCTTGGTGCCACCCGTGTCCACGTCAGACTCACTACCAAAGATCTGCTCACCCTTCATCCGCGGCGGCGTGCCCGGTGCCTTCTCCGGCGACAGGCCCTGCTTAGCCAGGATGTCCAAATCGGGTCGATCACTCGACGCGCCACCCTCGGCGAACTTGCGTTTCGGAAACGCGCGCTTGTGAGCTGAGACCGTAATGAAATTCTTACTCATGGTGTTGACACCTCCACCCCGCCGATACTGATCCACCTGGCCCCCATCGCCTGTAGGCGGATAATTCACTTTGGATTGGACAAACGGAACAGGCTGCTCCAGCTGCCTGAAGTCCGTAAAATTCTTTACGATCCCGGTCGCCGCGTCCTTATTCTGCAGAAGGTCGCGCAGGCCGGCGAGAGCCGCCCGTTGATACTGAACCCCTGGGCCAGCATCGGGGCTGCTGTATTCGTTCTCGTACCACGGCATCTTCCTGGTCAAGACATCGTTGATGTAGGAATCCGCGTTGGAGTTGACAACATGCTGCACCATCAGATTCGTAACCTGCCTACGAATCGGATTCGACTGCTTATACTTCACGTAATGCTTGGCGGCCTGGTCGAGATCAATACCCAATACATCCGCCAGCATCGAACGGGTCCGCCACTCCGTATCCTCATCCGGCGGCGGTCCTCCAGCAATCGCGCTAACGAAGTTGTCCACCTTGGTCTTCAAGAGAGGCGTTACC